TGGTTGTCGTGGAGGCTCTGAATAGTCTGCGCTCCACCACGGAGAGCAATCGCTTCGTACTGCTCTGGAGGAACAATCTTAACCTTATCAGTGGTAGCCATTTGAACTGTGAAAGCAGAGTGGGTAAATAAGCCAGTAGCCGAGACATAGGCACTTATCTGTCGCCATTCACCCTGAGGTGCCGCGCCAGCCCCGCCAGCATCCCATACCGGTGTAATCCACCAGCCGAGGAAGTGAGCGTTCCCAAACCCAGCCAGCTTGGTGTCAGCAAACTGTGTCGTTGAGGTTGCGGTAGTCACTGAGCCATAGAAGGTCGTTCCCCTCATATAGTTTACGATAGCCGTTAGAGCCGTTACGTCAGTACCACCGGATGATACGGCTTCAGCGATTGCCTCAAGGCTGTCAGTCGTATCGTCAAAGTTGGAGACATCGCCGTTTTTAGCAATAACGTGAGCCAGCAGGCTATCGTCTGTTAAATAGGCCAGTGTCGGGTCAGCCTTCTTTAGCAGAAAGCTCAGTAAATCATCAAACTTGCCAAGTGCCATCATATCCTCCTATGCCGACTGCAGGTTAGTGTATACGGTTACGTTTTCCCCATCGGGCTTGACTGCCGCCTTAATCCTTACGATGTACCAGGGGAACGGGTCATTGTAGCATTCGTAGTTAGATATCCCGGTGGTAATCTCAAACGTGCTTCCACCAGTTCCACCTATTTCCAGCACGGTCAGGTCTGCCGGGTCTCCGTCTTCCGTCTGAGAGCCGTACACGGTGGCCGTCACAGTCTGGTCGGTTGCGTTGGTAACCAGAACGGTCAAGCGCCCTTTACCCCGGCCATCAATCACCAGCGCGTGCGCTAGAATGTCAGCGAGGGCAACCACTCCATAGGAATAGTTGGGACCTATTACCTGTCTCTGGTCAACATCGTGTCCCAGTGTCACTCGGGCTATCGCTGTATCAGCCATCAATGGCCTCCTTAAATAAGTCAGGTTCTTCGCCTTATTCCGGGAAGAACCTAATCATAGACTCGCCCCGAAATAACTCGAAGGTAACGCTTGAGTTAGCTATTCAGTTGTAGGAGCCGGGGGAGGTAAGAGTATGTCACCTCCCCCGGCCTCATTATCTGGAGGGGTAAGCTTCCAGATAATGATTTAGTTTACGGGGCGCTTCGGTTCATCATCGCCGCACTTCGGGCAGACAGCAAATGCAAATTCTACCTCGGTGCCGCAGTTACGGCATACGAACCCAAGCTCCGGTTGCTCTTTTCGTTTACCCATTATCTATCCTTATGATGGATTAGCGGCAGTCAGGCCACCAGTCAGTACGTTGTAGTTGCCAGCCCACTGGTCACCGGATGCGCCCACGACATAAAGCGTGGCACTGTAAGTACCGCCGAGCTGATTGCCCCAGACCATATTGGCTCCGGAGTCCGTGCCCGAAAGGTCTATCCCCATCGCTAGAACAGCTCCAATCGCTCCTGTGGCGGCGACTCCGTACTCAGCGATGGTGTTGCCGTAAACTGTGCAACCTCTGGCCAGAATATCCACGGCGATTACACAAGAATGGAAGGTGTTTTTGATTATCTTCCACCCCGAATAACCAGCGCCGGATGCTTCTACTCCCAGAATGCCACAGCCGTAGGTTACGGTATTCATATACAAAAACTCGTTGCCGATAATCTCCACGTTATCCGAGTTGGCAACCGGCGAGTATATGGCGTTCCACGATGCGGCTTTCCCCTGAAAGCGATTGCCGATAATCTTGGCGTAATCTGCACTGCCCAGCTGGATAGCCGATGGCAAACCGGAGTCGTATGCTGGTACCGAAAAGCGAATGTTATACACTGACACATAGGCGGCAGTGATTGACAGTGCAATAGTATCAGCCGCACCCGTCCAGCGTGCTTGGCCATAGCCGGTACCCATTCCAATAAACGTGACACCAGCCTTGGCGCAAACCACGTTTTCAGAGAAGGAGCCGAACAGGGCGATGGTATCTCCGGCAGAGCATAACGCATAAGCCGCCGCAATAGTGGCTGTCGCTACATCCCAGTTCTTACCGGAGTAATTGTCGTTCCCATTGACCGAGTCCGCATACCAGACATCACCTCGGAGTCTGGGTTCAAGGCCGTCAATCTGAGCGGCCCTCAGGTGGTCAATTCGTGTGAGTCCTCTAAACCTCATTGATTGTTCTCCCATTGAGAGAATTGCACCCCCCCGTAGGGGAGCGCATTCAATTCATTCGTTCTTTAAGCTGAGACTGTGGCTAAACGATAGCCGAGGTCAGTCGCGGTAATCTTGGCATCGAAGGCGTGCTTCCCTTTCAGGAAGTCCCTGTCGCGATTATCTTCACGGGTGTTCCGGATAGTCACGGTTAAACCGCCGCCATCCGTCTGTCGCCACACGAAGTCGTAACCGGCCGCAGGGGTCATTAAGGCCGCGCTCGGGGGAACATAGAGCAATACCGCTTCCTTGCCCCAGATATAGCCTCTGGTCGGCGTGGCGGCACCCTCTACCGTGGATTCATACACCGCAGAGCCAACGATGAGCTTCGGAATCTTGAGAGCCTGCTGTACCTGAGCTTCGTCAAGGATGCCGGTCTGGGTATAGCGGAATTTATCCAGCAGGAGGGGATGCTCGGCAAGAATGTCAAACGCCTCCTGGCCGATAACCATCACGTTTGGTCGGATGCCGGTAGATTTCTGGATGGTCTGCTTGCCCAGATTGACATCAGTTACCGGGTTTGAGTTGTCGTAATCGCTCCACTGAACGAAGTCGGTACCACCTGTAACGGTAGTTTCCCAGCTCGCGGCGAATACGGTTGCGGCAACCTTGATTTCACGGTTCAATGCAAACTGGGTGGCCAGCCATTCGGAGCCGGTCGCTTCCAGCGAGATTGCAGGGTCAGCATTATCTCGGACTTCATCCGGAATAGCATAACCCAGATGGTACGGGTTGCAGAAGTAACCGGTATCAGAGACTTCCAGACGGCCCTCGGGATAAGTGTCGCCGGGGGTCCGGCGTTCTACCAAATTCCTCAGCCAGAAGCCTTTTGTCCAGACATAGTAATTGTCGCTCTGCTTGTCCACCGGGACCTGGGGGAAGATTGAGTCAGCGATGTAGCCTTCGGGTTTGTAGGCTATCGAGATATTTGACAACGCTGAATCAACGTGAACATCGCTCGTAGTAGGATTTCCCATAATATTCTCCTCTTTAAGGTCTGACTGCTAAACTAGCAGGCACCTCGGGCCGCCGCCCCGCAGTTGATTACAGCGACTATCTTTTCAGTAACCGCTCCACCCCTGATACATCGACCCACTACATACATAGTGTTATCAGTTCCCGGTGTCCAGACTAACGCGTGACCATCGCCGTCAATGCGAATCTGGTCGCCGTAGGTGATTGTTTCTCCAGCCACGACAGGGCATACACCCACGACGAGGATGGCGGCTTCTCTGCCGTCAGCGGCAGGCTTATTGGTCAGGATACCGATTGGAATATCGTTAGTGGCGGCGCAGACTGTGACCTCCCCTTCAGCCGACATCTTCATACCGTGCCACTGGTTGTCCGATATGTCAGCTGATGCCTCAAGGCTGAGGGTCAGGACAGACTTAACATTTTCGGCTACTTGTCCCATAGCATAACCTCCTTATAGGTTCTGGTTTATTTCTGCCGGTTCTCGTTCACGGAGTCACGGTACAGGTCTGGCTGAGTGGTCATTACGGCCTTGTAGCATTCAGCCCGCGCAGTTTCGGGGTGCGCTTTCGAGTACTCTGTTACCGAGGCTTCAAAGTCGGCGGAACGGGCACCGGGCTTGGCACTACCGACAGCCTTGGCCGCTTTCTGCGCGACATCGTTGGCCGTCTGGTAGGTGGCAAGAACACTAAGAGCCGCCTTGTCTCCAGCAGTTTCGGAAAGAGTGGCCAGCGTTTCCGCCATCTCTTCCGGCTTGCCCTCAATGAAGTCGAGCAGGTTGGTTGACTTGGAGAAGGTATGCACCAGCTCCTTATGCTCCAGCTCCTTGACGCGGCTAGACATCTTACTGAATTCCGCAGTCGGCTCAGCTGGTTTAGCCGCCATTTCGGGAGCGGCACCCGGTTCACCCTCAGCAGGGGTGGCCGTCTTCAAAGCTTCAATCGCTCCGAGGACTTCCGCAAAGGTGGCTTCGGGGGCAATCCCCAGAGCCGTGGTAATTGCGCCCTGTTCCTCAGGACTTAGCTGGAATTTGATTACTTCCATTTCACCCTCCTGTGAATGCTTCGATGTTGACATCTGTTCATACAGCTTTTGGAGCTGTGCCATTAAAACACGAAATACGGGGGCGCCGCGCATCCCCTTGATGGTCTGACTCATCTTGTCCTTGAGAGTCGTAAATTCCTTATCTATGCCATCCGGCTTTAGAGCGAATGTGAGCACCCGTGCGCCCTCTCTACGTCCACCGAACACTAACGCTTTATCCATCGTGGCAATGTCTACCGCTGGCTCCTCAGCCCCCAGCATAGCCACTCCAGTTATCACCGGGCCATAGTTCCCGATTTTGTCCTCAATCTCTACCGAGACTGTATTAAACTGCCCGCTCTCGATGAGGTTGGCAATCCCTTCCGGTACCCGGTCAAAGGCACCGAATAGAGCATCACTTCGCCGCTCCATTGTCACCATTCTACCGAGCGATATCTGGCCCTTGCCAAGATTGCCGGTCACTATCTGAACCGGAACGCCCATCTCCTTAGCGATTTCCGCATTGAAAGAGTCGGGAGTATGTCCAGCTTTCAGGGCTACCATCGCTGGGACGCCATCATTAAATGCGGCGGCCATATTGTCGATATCCTCACTGGTGTAAGCTCGCTCAAACCCGATTGAATCCGTCCAGGTACCAACGCCGAAGATACGAATATTCTGCACATTCTTCATAACAGCCGGGGAGTATTGCTTGCTCCAGCCCCCGGGGGACTGCAACCAATTAGCGGTGGCCACTTTTGCCATAGCTGTTTCGTGAGCGGCCTTGTCACCCTTGCCGTCCGTCAGACAAGAGGCGTACTCCTTGAGATAAATGTCCCACGGTTCGGTGGGCATCGGCGCGGTGAAGTCACTCGCTGACGGCCAGCCGCCAGTTATCTGGTGGTATAGCCACGCGGAGTAACCCTCGGGGGATGCTTTGCTTTTGTTCTTGGCGATGCAATCATTGAAGTCTGCGTATGGGCCAAACGACATATTATCACTCCTTCATCCCACCCTTAAGTAGTAACAGGGCGGTTTTATTTTGTCAAGTTCAGGGTACTATATAACGCGTGGATGCTTTCTTTTGTAGCTCTGAGAGGGGTTTCTTTGAAAGGTGGTATTCTTGCCCGCAAGCTACGCACTTCTGGCCGACATTGGTAAGCTCAAATAGCTTGAAGTGGCACCGGGGGCAGTAGCTCAGCTCTCGTTTGTGTAGCGTGAATCGGGCTTGAGTTTTCCTCATACTTAATCATCGTAGACACCCCTCTTCCATACCCCGTCACGGAGTACCTCAAGATGGCACCTGCAGTTCCCCCTACAAGTTACTTGTCCGGCTGGCACCGTTGGGAGGCTAGACCACGAGGCATATTCTTTGGCTAACTCCGGACACCCGTAGTAACCCGGCGAAGCCTTGCAATGTTCTGCTCGAGGATCGAGGACCCAGCGCACTTTCTCGATTGGTTCACCATCAGCAATACGCTCCCGCTCCCGCACCTTACCGAGAACTTGCTGGACTGTGAAGATAGCCAACCACGCCGCGCCAGCATAGGAAGCCGCCGCGCTCTGGAGTGGGAGGAATGAGGCTTGCAACATCTTGGGGTTCTGAGCTTTACCCAGCGCCACCACCTCAATTAGCTTTTCGTGCATCCGGGGCAACAGCGCCGTTTTTACCATCTTGTCGTTCTCGGCTATCTGTCGGGACAGCTCT